TCACCAGCACGATGGACTGCCTGCTGCCCGAGTACGTTCCGGGTGCCGAGTTCTACACGCCCGCGATCGACGACGGCATGGCGTACATCGAGATCAGCAGCGACAAGAAGCCGGTGCTGTCGACCATGGTCGACGCGGACGAGATGGCCGAGTGGGTCTGGAACCAGGTCAGCTTCTCGACAGATTTTTTCCCGTATTTTCACCGGCCGATGCTGCTGCCGACCAGCCACAACGCAGAGGGCATGGAAGCGGACGAGATCGATCGTCAGTACAAACTGGTCATGTCGCTGCTCGACGAGCGCAAGGCCGGGATGATGGAGGCTTTCCTCCAACGTCGTTTCGGCTCGCGCTTTGAGAAAGACGCGATGCAGCCCGAGATGGTGCGCTGATGCTGAAATATAACGGCCGCCTGCTCCCCTATCGTCCGGTCATCGCCGCGATGCTGCTGGCCGGGCAGTCCTATCGGCAGGTCGCCGACCTGCTGTGGGCGATGGGGGCTCGCTCTGAGTTTACGGACCCGTTGTCCGGGCCTTACGACAAGGGGCGTGAGTCGACACAGGGTCTTGTCCGAGTGATGGACCTGCGCTGGTCGGGGAAACGGCTGAAATCGGGGAAATGGGTTGACCGGATTTCGCCGGATGCTGACCGGATTTCGCCGGATGCTGGACGAATTTCGCCGACCCCTATTTTCGTTTCGCCGATTTCGCCGGACGCCCTGTCAGCGTGGGAGTTGATCCATGACTGACACGCCCGCACCCCTGGACCGCGACGACGACCGCATGGGCGAGGACGAGATCCTGTCAATCCTCCGCAAGGAGGAGCAGGCCGCCGCGAACGAGCAGATCGACAGCCTCGAGCAGCACCGCACCGACGCGCTGCAGTACTACGACCGGCAGCCCTACGGCGACGAGCAGGACGGCGCGAGCAAGGTCGTCACGTCGGAGTTCGCCGACACCGTCGAGTCGATCATGCCGGGCCTGATGGAAGTCTTCACGGGCGGTGACACGGTGGTCGAGTTCTCGCCGACGGCGCCGGGCCAGGAGGAGATCGCCAAGGAGGCGACCGAGTACGTCCAGCACTGCTTTATGATCGAGAATGACGGCTTCCGGCTGCTCCACTCGCTAATCAAGGACGCGCTGATGTTCCGTCTCGGCGGCCTGTCGGTCGACCTCGAGGAGCGCGAGCAGCGGCGCACGGTGCAGGTCCAGTCGATCACGCAGGACGCCATTGACCTGATGATCTCGGAGGCGGCACGGCAGGAGACGCCGCCAGAACTGCTGATGGAACTGAAGCCGGATGCGCCGCCTGAAACGCCTGAAAGCCCGGAAATGCAGGTTTCAGGCGAGGGTTTCAATACGCAACTCATGCCGGCGACGCCGACCTTCAGCGGCAGCGTCACGGTCATCAGCAAGGTCAAGAAGGTGGTGGCCGAGAGCATCGCGCCCGAGGACATCCGCTTCACGCCGACCGCACGCAGCCAGGACGACGCATCGTTCGTGGGCTACATCCGGCGCACGACCGCGAGCGAACTGGTCAAGCTCGGCCTCGACCAGGCGGATGTCGACGAACTGCGCTCGGACAGGAACACCTCGGTCGAGGACAGCCTGCGCGACGACGCCTTCACCGACGAGAGCCCGCGCAACCAGGACGGCGACAGCGAGCGCGAACTGTATCTCGTGGTGGCCTACGCCAAGATAGACGTTAATGGCGACGGCATCTCGGAGATGATGCGCGTGGTCTATGCCCACTCGGGCGGCCTCGCGAGCGCCATCGTCGAGATGGAGGAGTGGGAGGACGGCGTTGCGCCGATCGCGCTGGCCTCGCCCATCCTGATCCCGCACAGCATCGTGGGCCGCAGCCTGTTCGACCAGACGCAGGACCTGCAGCTTGTGTCGTCGGTGCTGACTCGCGGGATGCTGGACAACCTGTACCTGGCCAACCGCCCGCGGCCGGCGGTGTCAGATTCGGTCATCCTCGACAGCATGCTCGACTGGGTTCCGGGTGCGCCGATCCGCTTCAAGGCGGGGGCCAAGCCGGGCGACGGCCACATTGTGTGGCAGAACCCGCCCAACGTGATCCAGCCGGCGCTGCAAGCGCTCGAGTACATCCAGTCGGTCAAGGAAACCCGCACCGGCACGACGCGGCAGAACCAGGGCCTCGACGCGAACAGCATCAACAAGACCAAGGGCGGCATGCAGATGCTGATGTCGGCCGCCGCCGGCCGGCAGAAGCTGATGGCCCGCGTGCTGGCGGAGACGGCGGTGGCCCGGATCTACCGGCTGGTCTATCGCGCCATCAAGCGCGGCGCGTCGGGGCAGACGGATTACTGGGCCGGCAAGAGTTTCAAACAGGTCGACGCCACCAAGTGGCCGGACGATCTCGATTTGACGGTGAATGTCGGGTTAGGGACCGGCAACACGCAGCAAGAGCTCGAGCACCTGATGCTTATCGCCCAGGCGCAGGAGAAATTGGTGCTGATGCAGGGCGGGCCGACCGGGCCGTTCGTGACAGCCGAGAACATCGCCGCCACCAGCCAGAAGCTCGCTGAAAAGCTGGGATTCAAGACGCCTGGCATGTTCTTCCAGCCGCCCGAGGTGGTGCAGCAGCAGATGGCGCAGAAGGCGGGGCAGCCGCAGCAACCGCCGCCCGAGGTCCAGGCCGAGCAGGCCAAGACCCAGGGCGCGATCGAGGTGCAGAAGGCCCAGCTCGAGGGCGACCTGCGGCAGTTGCAGGCCGAGAGCCAGGTCAACGAGGCCAAGGCCCGCGTCGACATGGAGATGAAGGCCGCCGACATGCAGCTAAAGCGCGAGGAGATGATGCTCAAGCGCGAGGAGATGGACCTCAAGCGCATGGAGATGGCGCTGAAGCAGGAGGAGATGCAGCACCGCCGCGACGAGATGGTGCTGACCTCGCAGAACACGGCTCGCGACCAGTTCCATCAGCGGCGCATGGCGCGCATCGACGGGCCACAGGGCGAGGTCGACGGGATGGTGGACGGCGCGAACGGCCACGCCGAGGACGCGGCGACCGGGCTGGCGCTGGCGCTGAAGGAGATGATCTCGCAGCAGCGTGAGAGCGCGCAGGCGATGCAGCAGGCGCTGGCCATCATGGCGGCCGACAGCGAGGTGACGGGGCCGAGCGGCAAGGTCTATCGCTCGCGGAAGGTGCCACGGTAATGGCCCGCCCCCGCGGCATCAAGCAACCCAACCCGAACCGGCTGCTGCGCAATGCCGTGCAGCCGCTGACCGTCGTGTCGGTGTCCAGCGCGTCGACCGGGGTGAAGATCTCGGAACTGCCGGCGGCCAGCGCGGCCAATGCCACAGACCAGATGGAGGTTAACCAGGGCGGTGTCAGCAAGCGGCTCACGGTCGAGCAGATTGGTAGCGTTGCACTGTTAGACGCGACCATCCCCATCGATGGCGAGGGGCATATCCATTTCCTCGAGGATGGCGGGCAGGACGTGGCATCGCCCTACGGCGCGCCAATGTGGTTCGACATGTCTGACCTGTCGAACAACAACAAGCACGGCATTTCGTTCGACGTGCGGACGACCGACGACAGCACGACGATCAACAGCAATGCCATTGCTGTCGACATCTACACGCCACCGGATAACGGTGGCGATGTAAGCGGCATCTACGTGCGGCAGACCGGCGGCGGCAATGCGTTGAGTGTGTTCAACCTTGGCGAATTTCGTCCCGGTGGACTGACGAACTATCCGACAAGCGGCTTCGCCATCGAAGCGCAGACCGACTTCAGCAAAACAGCAATTTACGCATCGGCGGATGATGGCGTTTCATTTTCTGCGATGATGCGAGGTGATGGGCCTGGGCTGTTGATCGCGGCTATTGACGACACTGGACCTGGGCGACACGCCTTGAAGATATTTGCGGATGCCGGACAGACAGTGCCAGGGCTTTTTGCGCGGCTGGACGGTCATCTGGGGATCGGAATTGATCCGGGTGACGTGGAATTTTACCTGTCAGTGCCGGATGCCGCCCCCGGCGCGCCGTTCATAATCAATGCGCCCAACATGCCGAATGGCAACAGCGTAACGATGCGCATCGGCACCGACATCGGCACCACTAACAAGAACGTAAATTTGATCTACACGCAGGACGCGACAGCATCGTCATTCGAGATCATTCACTTCGGGGATGCTGGCGGCGGCGTCAAAGTGACCAAGGGCGCGGGCCTTACTGTGCCATCGATGACGGTCAGCGGCACGCCTGCGCTGACCATTGGCGCTCTTGGCGGTGCCGGGATGGGAGGTGACGGCACCAACGTCGGTATCCGCGGTTACGCATCCGGCGGCCTCTACTTCCAGAGTGCAGGCGGTGCCGTTACCTATGCGTTCGCCACGTCGACTGACTTTACATTCTCGATCCCGGCGTTCTTCGCGAAGTACTTCCGCACCGGCGCACCTGTCATCGAGACCAATCCGACGCATACTGTCACGGACACGGAGAACTACATCGTCGCCAACAGGGCGGGGACTGTCACCGTCACGCTGCCATCGGCAGCGGCCCAAACGGGTCGGGTGATACGCTTCAAGACCTACCAGGCTCAGACCATCATCAGTGCCAGTTCCAACGTGATCCCGCGGGCTGGCGGTGCAGCAACGACGGCCATTGTGCCGGCGACCATTGGTGCGTGGGCTGATGTCGTGGCTGGCACGACCAACTGGGAACTCATGGCGGGGACACCGTGATGCTCACCGCCATGCAAGCTCTCATCCTCGGCTTCCCGTGCCGCAACGAGCGCGGCCTGTGGCAGGCCGACCCCGCCTATTTCATCTGCTCGGTTCATCTTTTACTGGAGAGGTCCAGCCCATGAGCGACGAGAGACTGAACGCCACAGAGGCGACCGGCGCGGCCCTGACGCGGCGCGGCGATGTGCTGGAGGCGCTTGAGCCTGTGGGCACGTTCCACGCCGAGCTTGTACGCGACGGCAAGGTGATCTGGCGGGACACGTTCCCTAACCTGGTCACCGATCAGGGGAAGAACGCCATGCTCGACAAGTTCCTCGGGCTGGGGGCGGCCTACGCCGCGATCGCGCTGGGGCTGCATACGACGATCGGCAACGCCGCCTCGACCTATGCAACGCCATCGCCCCAGGTTGAATCGGTCGTCTATTCCAACGGCACGCGAGGCGTTCCGACGTTCTCGGCGGCGGCCTCTGGCGTCAAGGCGACTAGCTCTGCGGTGGCCTTCACGATCAACGGCTCGGCCACCATCACCGGGGCGTTCTGCGCCATCGGGGCGGCGGGCGTGACGACCAAGAGCGACACCGCGGCGGCTTCGTCGGTGCTGCTGTCGACCGGCAACTTCTCAGGCGGCAGCCGGGCGGTGATCTCGGGCGACACGCTCAACGTCACATACTCGCTGGCGCTGTAAGGGGGACCATTGTCGCTGCGTGACGACATCGAGGCGGTCTATGCGGACGGTGCTTTGGACGATGGGCAGAAGCGCGCCCTTGTCTACTGGATCAAGACGCGCGCCCTGGTGGCTGAGATCAAGCGGCGGCTGATCGATCGACCGTACACGCACAACGGATACACCTATCGCATCGTGGAGGTGATGGCCGGGCCTGGCAGCCGGCTGATCTATGGCGTCGAGATCAACGGCGAGCGCCACACCGTCCACATCGTCAACCCGCCGCTCTTGCCACGCAATCCGACCGGCAACGAGCGGCGTGATCTGCGCCGGGCCGTGCGCGAGATGCTCGAAGGGCTCGGCGTATGAGCATCTTCACCCGCATCTTCGGGGATGCTCTCGACCGGGCCTGCACTGGCAGCAGCACCATCTATTTGACGGCGCGGGCCTCCACGGCGGCGGGCAATTCAACGGCCCTCACGGTTGCCATTGGGCAGAGCTTTGCAACGCCCAACTATGCCGTCAATCAGGGCGCGCTGGTGTTCGATACGTCCACCATTCCAGCGGGTGCCAGCATCTATCTGTCGCTGTGGGTATCGGTCGCCGGGACGACAACGACCGATCCGCTGGAGATCAGGCAATCCGCTACCGCAAACAATAAAATAGCCGGCGCTTCGCTCGCCGGGTTGACGCTTCTGGGATCGTTCACGACGCCCACGGCGACCGGGCGCTTCAGCACGCTCCTGACGGGTGACCCAACCCGCGATCTCACCTCGGATTTCCGCATCCACTCTCAGAACGAGCGGTTGGGTACTGCGCCGACAGTCAATGACCAGTTTACAGCCTACCTGGCCGATCAGACCGGCACGACCAACGATCCCTATCTCGACGTTCTGACCGGCACCTCCTGGGTCTACGTCGGGCGCGGCACCAGCGTCGAGGCCACCGCGACATCGCACGTCCTGACCGAGCCGGCCGGTGCCGCATCGGGCGACCTGCTGGTCGCTTGCATCGGCAGCCGCATCGCGTCCACGACCTCTATCACCCTGCCTTCCGGCTGGGCGCTGGTCGCCGAGGCTAAGAACAACAACATCCTGTCGACCTCGAGCGCGCTGCCATCCGGCATGATGGCGTACATCCTGCGCGGCGGGTCTGCGCCTTCCTACACCTTCACCCACCCGACAGCACCGAGCGTCGCGCTGGGCAGGGTGTTCGCCTACCGCAACGTCCACCAGACCACGCCGACAGATACCGGCACCACGGCAGTCACGACAGGCACTGCCCTGCTGGCCGTCAGCGTTACCGGCCTGACGACGACGGTAGACGACGACCTGATCGTCGCCCTGACGGCCGGCGGCCAGGAAGCCGCATGGTCCGCGTTTGCCGCGACCGATCCGGCAACCGGCAGCGGTACGACAGCCGACAGCGCCCTCGATCCGCAGTTCGGCGCGTGGCTTGAGCGGTCGGATATCCAGACGACCACTGGTGTCGACACGTCTCTGGCTGTCTTTGACGCTATCAAGCAGACGGCAGGCGCGACCGGCAACCTGATCGCCACGGCCAGCGTCTCGGCGGGTCACGTTGTTGTCGCCGGGTCGTTCAAGCTCGCGGCCTCGGGGAACACGTACAACGACGCCATCACCGAGGCGACGACGGCGGCGGCGGAAACTGTCTCTGCCGAGTACACCCTGGCCGGGCCGGTCGCGGAGGCGGGGGCGGCTGCCGAGACGGTCGCTTCCCTGCTCGATGCGACGCGGGTCGTAGCCGAGACGGCGGCTGCGGCGGATACGCTCGGCGGGATGCTCGTCACCGAGAAGGCCATAGCCGAGACGGCAGCAGCGGCCGAGACGCTGACGGGCGGCCTGGCCTTTGCTGTCACCGTTGCCGAGACGGCGGCTGCTGCCGAGACGATCACCCACACGCTGGCCTTCACGGGCGCGGTTGCCGAGACGGCGAGCGCTGCCGACACGGTCGGCGGGCTGATGGTCGTCATCGGTGCCATTGCCGAGACGGCGAGCGCTATCGAGGCCACCGACGCCAGCCTCGTCGCGGCGCCCGGTGTTTTCAACGAGATCGTTGCCGAGAGCGCGGCGGCGGCTGACACGCTGGGCGGCCTGCTGGTCTCTGTCGGGGCTATTGCCGAGGCGGCAGCCGCCGCCGACACGCTCACCAAGACGCTCAACTTCACCGACGCCATCGCCGAGGTCGCATCCGCCGCCGAGACGATCACCAAGACGCTGACCTTCACGGGCGCAGTGGCCGAGACGGCAGCCGCTGCCGATACGGTCGGCGGGTTGACGCTCAGGATCGGCGCCATCGCCGAGAGCGCGAGCGCTGCCGAGACCACTGCCGGCCTGCTGACATTCACCGCGGCCGTTGCCGAGGTCGCCAGCGCCGCCGAGACCATCGTCCCCATCGTCGTCCCGGCCGGCGGCACGCTGTACGAGGACACCGTCCTCGAGACGCTGGCGGCGTTCGACACCGTGGGCGCGGCCAACATGGCGTCCGCCGGGGTCATCCTCGAGGTGCTGGCAGCCAGCGATACGGTTGTGGCCGACCTCATCCCCGGCACGATTACGCCCGAGGTGCCGGTTCTTGGCGGTCCTGGCCCTGCCGGGGAGGGCGTCCGGCGCCGGTTCGAGTTGTACCTGCTGCCGGAAGAGGATGAGGACGAGCCCAAGCCCAGGCGCAAGCGCCGGCTGCGGCTCAAGAAGGCCGAGCTCGAGGACAGGATCGAGGAGACCGTCGAGTACATCGAGGCCGGCTCGCCCCGTCCGATGTCGCAGCAGGCGATGGTGGCCGAGGTCTCGACGCTGATGGGCCTCGACGCGCTGCTCGAGATCGACCGCCGCCGCGTCGAACGCACGATCTACCGATACCTGCAGACGCTGATCGAAGAGGAAGAAGAAGAGGGTATGGCCATGATGCTGTTAGCCGCATGAAATACCGAGCCAAGCCGATCGAGGTCGAGGCCGTGAAATGGGACGGCACCAGCGAGGCGTGGGGCACCCTCTGCTCCCTCGTCGAGGACGATGTCGTATTCCGCAACCCCGACGACACGCTGTCGCTCGAGGTCAATGACGCCCATGTGCGCGTCCGCGTCGGAAACTGGATCGCCAAGGGCGAGTTCGGCTTCACCGTGATCGACGACGAGGTGTTCACCTCGACCTACGAGCCGGTGCTGGAACTTGGCAAGGGGGCAGAAAATGCCGCCGACTGACGAAGAACTGCACAAGTATAGGAGAGCCCGCGAAGTCTTATCTGAGGCATCGTGGGTGGTGGATGAGTTCGTCAATGTAGAAATGCGAAACATATTGACCAGCGAGCCCGCAGATACGGCCGGGCGCGAGATCGCCTATACCCGCGCCCGCGTTGCCACTGAGATGCTGGCTTCTCTAAATGCCACGGTTGATTCGTATGAATTTGAGGAGAAGAGACAGAAGGCACGCGCCCAATGATTCGCTCACTTCACATGCTTCCAAGTCTTGCCGGACAGAATTGTTGCTACGGGGCTGATGCTCACGCCGAAGCGTGCGGCGATATCTTTGTAGAAGGCCCCCGTACTGCGCATTTCCCGAATGGCCAGAACGTCCTTCTCAGTGAGTTTTGCGAGCCCGTTACGTATCCCGCTCCGTCGTGCGGAGCCGCCTCTTTTTTTCGCATCCCTGTCGGCCATGTTCCCGGCGTGAGTGTCGATGAAAAGGTGTCGGGGGTTGATGCACGAGCGCACGTCGCACTTGTGACAGACGCACTTTCCGGCCGGGATGGGGCCATTGATGGCGAACCATGTTCGGCGGTGCGCGCCCGTGGTTCTTTTGGTTCCGTTGATGCCTACGGACCCGTAGCCGTCCTGGTTGACGGCATCGAGCCACAGCAGGCACCCAGAATTCGGCTCTGGGATAGCACGATCCTCCAGTTTGCCCCAGAGAACCGGGTCATATACGGGTTTATCAGTCATTCTCTCGCCCTCCTATGGCGACGGATGATTAGGGCTGGAACCTTGCTGCGAGCTTGGTTTCAGCCCGCCTTTTCTAGCAAACAAATGAATGTCCCTCTACTGGGGAGTGCATAGCCATGGCTGACACACCGGGCACACCCAGCGCCCCCGAGGGTGGAGGCGACAGCGTAAATTTAGGGATGCACGAGGCTGCCGCGGCGCTGGACGCCATCGACAACAAGGAGACGCCCGATGCCCAACCCACGAGCGATCAAGGAACTGGAAGAGACGATCCTGCGGGTCCCGACCCGGCGCCGGAAGACGAAGGCGAAGCCGAAGACGACGGCGGTGACCAAGGCGAGGGCGAAGTCGAAGAAGCGGAAGGTGGCGAAGACGACACGCTAAACACCGCGCCAGAGTTCTGGAGCGCCGAGGACAAGGCCGCCTGGGCGTCGGTGCCCCCCGCCCTGCGTCCGCTCATCAAGAAGTACGAGGCGCAGGGGCGAGCCTATGCCGAGAGCAAGGCGCAGGAGGCTGCCAAGGTCCGGCATGAGGCGATCGAGTACGCCAAGCAGGCGACCGGCGTCGTGGAAGAGGCCGCCAAGTGGTGGCAGGCCAATGGCCCCAAGTTCTTCCAGTCGTTCGGCGACAAGTGGGCGACTGTCGACTGGAACACGCTGGCCGAGCAGAACCCGGCCGAGTGGGCGCGGCTCAAGCAACAGCGCGAGGTCGAGGCCGACATGCTGCAGCAGGCCCATGCACGGGGCCAGCGCGACATCGCGGTCGCCAACCAGCAGGCCGAGGCGCGCATCCAGGAGGCCAAGCGGTCCTCGCACGAGCAGCTTGCAAGCGCTCTGCCGCAGCATTTCGGGCCAGCAAAGGCCACCAAGACCTACGACGAGGTCGGGAAATACCTTTACAGCAAGGGCATCGAGCCAGCCCGCATCAACTCAATTCACGAGGCGCCGATCATTGAGATCGCCCTGAAGGCGATGCTCTACGATTCCGCCAAGAAGCAAGCTTCGACCGCGCAGCCAGGCGCGCCGAATACCACCGCGCAACGGACACCGCTTCGTGTCGCCCCAGGACCGGCCGCAAGGCCCGGCAGCCAGGGAAACGAACGAATGCGGCAAGCGAGCGAGCGGATTCGCCGGGGCAACAGTGTCAGCACAGAGGAAGCTGCTGCCCTTATGAATTCCCTTAAGATTTAGGAGATGCAGCCATGGCTGCCCCAAATAATGCCTTCCTCTCAACGGCTGCCATCGGCAACCGCGAGAGCCTGCACGACATCATCACCATGCTCGAGAAAGACGAGACGCCGCTCCAGGCCATGATCGGCCAAGGCACGGCCAAGGCAACATACGAAGAGTGGCAGACCGACAACCTCGGCAGCGCCACCACGACCAACTACCAGTTGGAAGGCAACACCATCGTCGCCGGTGCCGTCGTCCCGACCGTCCGCGTCGGCAACCGCCTGCAGATCCTGAACAAGGCGTTCACCATCAGCGCCACCCAGGAAGCCGTCGAGCATGCCGGCCGTGACAGCGAGATCAGCTATCAGACGGCGATCTATGGCCGCCGCCTGAAAATGGACCTCGAAGCCAGCATGTGCGGCAACGTCGCCTCGTCCGGCGCAGACCCGCGCAAGATGGGCGGGCTCGAGACCTGGCTCACGACCAACGTGTCCCGCGGCACCTCGGGCACGAGCGGCGGCTTCACCTCGGGCAACACCGTGGCACCAGTCGACGGCGGCACGCGCACGCCCACCAAGGCGCTGCTCGAGGGCGTCATCAAGAGCGTGTGGGATAATGGTGGTTCCCCGAATTGGCTACTCATGGGTTCCGCCGTGAAGATCGCTTTCAGCACCTTTGTTGGCATCGCGACCCAGTACCAGCAGGCCGCTGGAAAACCCGTTACACTTATTGCGGGTGCTGACAGATACGTTAGCAACTTCGGCACGCTGAACGCCACGGCGTCGCGCTTCGTCCGGCCCACCGTGATGTTCGTGATCGATCCCAAGCTGCTGCGCACCCTGTACCTGCGCAAGATCACCCGTGAGAAGCTGGCCAAGGTCTCGGACGGCGAAGCCTTCCAAATCGTCTGCGAGGCCACGCTGCAAGTTAAGAACGAAGCCGGACTCGGCATCGTGGCCGACCTGGCGTGACCTGAACGAGTGCGCGGAGGGGGCATCGGCTCCCTCCGTTTCTCCCGTTCATTTTTACGAGGTCACGCCATGAGCGAACGACGTTTGATCGGCTTCAATGAGGAGTCGGGCGTCACGAAGACGCTTCACGACCACGCGGATGGCACTTGGGCGGTGGAGGTCTCGCAGGACCTGACGCCCGCGCTCGATCGGAACAAAGAGCTGCAGAACTCCGGCATGCCCAGCAATCAATGGGGCGGCGACCTCGACGTGCGCTGGGTCGCCTTCGTGCCGTTCACCGTGATGATGCAGTGGCAGGAACTTTACGGCATCGACTACTACGATCCTGATCCCGCCGTTCAGGCGCGCATTGACAAGCTGCTGAGTTCCAACGAGTGGCGCCACTTGCGCACCATGTACACGGGAAGGCTTGCGTGAGCGACTTTCTCACAAACCGCGACACGTCGGGCAACAATCAGCCCGACCTCGACGCTTACCTGATGGACCTGCTCTATGGCACGCGCACCAGCGCCCTGCCTGTCAACGTCGGGCCGATCTCGGGATACTTCAGCGAGGAGCGGCCGGGGTTCACGTCCAACCCGATCGGCATGCCCGAGGCGCCACCCGTTCGGCGCGGCGACATCGGCGTCGGCGGTGAACTGGCGCCAGGGCTCGGGGGCCGTATCAACGCGCAAATGCAGCAGGACCAGCCCGGTGCCCCGCTGCAGGTCACGCCCGGCGCGCAGGTCAACCTCGGGCCGCTGTTCCTGCGCGGCGGCTTGAACGGGCTCGCCATGAACCTGCCAGAAGGGCAGGCGCCCGAGTATCTGCGGCCGACCGTGGGAGCGGGGATGAAGGTGCCACTCGGCGGCGGCGATGCCTCGATAGGCTTCAACGTCGATCCCGGCCGGATGAAGGGGATCGATGCGGCGTGGCGCCGGCAGTTCGACAGCGGCGATCTGGGGCTGCAGCTCTCATACCAGCAGCCGACTGAGGGCAGGCCCGACTTGCGTGCCATCTTTGGCGGAAAGTTAAGGTTCTAATGGCGGTCCAGATCAACTCATACGGCGGCCTGCGCTCGGCCGTCCTGTCGTGGCTGCTTCGGCCAGGCGACACGCTGCTCGACGAGCGCTTCGACGACTTCCTGTTCGCGGCAGAACAGAGAATTTTCTTTGGCTACGCGACCGAGGATGTCGGCAACCCGCTGCGGTCTGACCCGCTGCGCATCCCGGAGATGGAGATCGTCGACACGGCGTTCAGCATGACGGGCAACATCGATGTCGACAGTGCGCGACTGACCGAGGAGGACGAGGTCGTGCGCGTCATCGAGTCGGCCGAGGATGCGTCTGACATCACGACGATCGCCGGCACGGTCTCGCAGCCCGAGAGCTTCCTCGAGTTGATCTCGGCGGTGAACAACGAGACCAATTCGCCGCTGAAGATCGTGAGCCAGCGGGTGCTCGACGGCTTCGGCTCTCAGAGCATGGGCGGCACGAGGCTGATCGCGGTGTCGGGGCTCAATTTCAGGTTCCACGACGCGCCGACCACTGGGACGGTGACGCTGCGCTATTTTCAGCGGCTGCCGACGCCGACGCCGGCCGAGAGCAACGACATCCTGACGAACTATGCGAGCGTGTACCTGTATGCGTGCCTGGTCGAGGCCGACACGTTCACGCAGGACCTGCAGGCGGCGCAGGCGCACCTCGCGCTCTACAACGCGGCGGTGTCGGGGCTGAACGCCCGCGCCCAGAGGATCACGGCATCGGCTGTGCCGATCATGCGTATCAGGGCAGGATTCACACCCTAGGGGGGGCGTTGTGGGCTGGTTCGACGACTTCCTCGCTGTAGAGAAAAACCCGGTGAAGCTCATGTGGGGCGCGCTGCCGCCAAACGTGCGCGATGCCTATTCATCGGGTGCGCGGTCGCTGGCGACGTTGGCCGGCGAGTTGTCGCCGGGTGCTGCCTTCCGTGATGCCGGGGCAGAGTACGTCAACATGATGGACGCGGCTCGCGAAGGTAGTTGGATGGATGCGGCGGCGGGGCCGGCAAAGATGGCGACGGCGATGGCGGGCATCGTACCGATTTCCAAGGGCGCGAAGGCCATCCGGGGCTATCACGGCAGCCCGCACGACTACGCTGCCGAGCGTCTTGTGAAACTGCCGAGCGGGCAGACTGATTACATCGTCGGAGCGCCCAACAAGCTACCGACTGTGCCGCAAGGCGCGTCAGTTGTTCAGGATTTCCCGCTTGGCCGTATGCGGACGGACAAGATCGGAACGGGTGAGGGCGCACAGGTCCAGGGACACGGCCTGTTTGTCGCTGAGAGGCCCGGCGTTGCCCAGTCTTATCGTGATGATTTGTCCGGAGTGCCGGAGATTAAGCGCTTCGACCTCGGCAGCATGGTCTTAGGGCCGCACAACAATTTTGACTATACGCGCAACGCAAGCCGCAGTCGTCGCGACAACATCCACTCAACGCTGGCCGAGGACTTGCTGATTAATCAGAGTGATTTAGTTGGCGCCCCGGACAAGCAGGCGTTTGCCCTCGCCAAGCTAGACAACCTGATAGAGCGCTACCGTACTGAATGGCCGGAAGGTGTGGCCGATGCGATGGCGCTTCGCGAACGGCTGGCACGTCCCGGTGCTGTGTCGCTCAACATGGGGCCACAGCCCGGAAAAATGTACGAGGTCGACATCCACGCCGATCCAGCGCGGTTCCTGAACTGGGACAAGCCAATAGCTGGGCAGGATGCCAACGTAGTGAAGGCGGTCAAGGAGATGGGCGGATCTCCGCGTATGACGGGCGAGCAGTTCATGGAGTCTGTTAGCGGGCAGCCCGCTATGACAGCGTCGACCCTGCAAAGCTTCGGCGTTCCAGGCGTTCGCTATCTAGATCAGCTTAGCCGGCAGGCCGGTGAAGGAACGCGCAATACTGTCGTCTTTGACCCGTCGATAATCGAGATCATGCGCAAGTACGGCCTCCTGCCGGCAACGGTGGCCGCAGGCGTCGGCGGCGCATCCATGCTGCCGACCGACAACGCGCCGCAAGGGGGGCTGTTCTGATGCCTGTAATCCCGTTCGGAACCTTCGCGCCCGACCAGCCCGATCTCGGCCAATTTGCGCGTGAAGCCCTAAACGTCATCCCGGCCGAGGCGAGCTACCGCCCGCTGCACAGCCTCGCCACCACGTCCGACCCGCTCGACGCACGATGCCAGGGCGCGGCTTGGTTCCGCGACACCTCGGGCGGCGTCAAAATGTTCGCAGGCGACGCGGCCAAGCTCTACCTGCTCGAGGATCAGACATGGGAGGACGTGACCCGCGTTGCCGGCGGTGCCTACACGCCCGGCGCTGATGGCAACTGGCGCTTTACGCAGTTCGGCGACCTCGCGATCGCGGTCAACGGCGTTGACGTGCCGCAGAAGTTCAATCTCGCCTCGGGGACCAAGTTCGAGGCGCTGGGCGGATCGCCGCCGACCGGCACGTTCATTGCCACGGTTCGCGAGTTCGTGGTGATGGGCAAGATCGCGGCGACGCCGCAGCGCGTGCAGTGGTCCGGTTTTAATAACGCCGAGACGACGTGGGGCACGGTCGCGGCGACACAGGCCGACTTCCAGGATCTGGCCGATGGC